CAACTGGAGACGGCGTGCCATGGTAATCCTACAGGTTCTATCTGACTTGGCGGCTATTGCACCTATGGTTGTCACTGTATGTTCAGTCATTGCGGCAGTAACGCCTACGCCTAAAGACGACCAGTGGATAGCTAAGTTGTACAAATTCATTGAGATTATGGCGATTAACATTGGCAAAGCTAAGCAGTAAGGCTTTTATTCTTGCTGTTTTGGCCTTGCCAATATATGCGGAAGACGCCCCCGAAAACGCACCAGACTTTAACGGTGATAACGGTGGTGATGTACAACAAGGAGATTTAAGTCAGCAGAATAGCAACAACAACAATGTAACGAAGACTTATAACGGAGCAGGAAGTGGTAGCCAGATGCCAGCCAGCTCCGCAATAAGTCCAAGCCTAATGAGCAGTGGACAGCAATCATGCTTGAAATCAATCACAGGCGGGATACAAGCAATAGGATTTGGTGTTTCATCTGGCAAGTACATGCAGGATGAGGAATGCAACAGGAGACTGAATGCAATAACCCTATCCAACATGGGTATGAAAGTAGCGAGCGTAAGCCTTATGTGCCAAAACGCTCAGGTATGGAGAGCAATGTTTATGTCTGCTACGCCATGCCCGATTATTAAAGGGGGAAAGCTGTTAGTTGGAAAGAGTGCTTTGTTGGAAATCAAGATGAACCCTGAGCTGTGGATTCCTGATTACGATGAAGACAACAAAGACTTTTATGACCAACTACTAGCCGGAGGAAATGAAGATGTTTTACAGGACACTGGCGAGTCTATCTCTGATCGTTTCCGCTCCACTAAACGCGAACGAGATTGACACTATAAACGGCGTTATTGATACGGCGCAGTCGATTCGCGATACGTTTAAGTACGGCATTCAGGCTGTTGGCGGTATGGCTAACTATGCTGGCGTTGGCGGTATTGCACCTAAAGGCACAGTTGATCCTGGCTTTATTACTACTCAACAAGCACTGGCCTACAACGAAGCTATCCTGACGTTTAAAGATGCAAACCTTACTGTCAATGCTAATGCTGATGACTACTTTCAACAGCAAGCAGAACAGTCAATGAACAACGTAAGTGCGGCAGTTGATGCTTATGTGCAAGCCGCAACGGCTGTTGTCACGGTAGTAACGGTTCAAGAAATGGCTGTTGATGCGGCACAGTCAGTAAGCGAAGACAACAACGAAGCGGCTGTCGCGGTACAGGAGTACATCGAAGCCAACGATGTCCTTTTAGAAGAGGCTGAGGTTGATGGGTACAACGATGCCCTAACAAACATGGAAGAAACCGCACAGACAGCGGCGGCTTTTGTGGCTATTGCTAATGACCCTACTCTACTTGAAGAAGCCAATACTCAAGCTGAGGATATGCAGGTAACTTATGAAGAGGTGTCAGATGCTTTCTTTGATGCTACATCAGGCGTAATGACGATTGCTTTTGTCGACCAGGATACAACGGTAACGCTACAGCTAAACAGTTACTTTAAGACAAACACTGACATTATGAATGAAGGTGCCAACTCTTACTTTTACCGAACCTCCCCAGAAGGTGGCTGTTACTTTATTGAAAACCCCGCAGAAAGGGAGGCTTGCGTAAATGCCGGTTGAAGATATTGAGTTAAACGTCGGCGGGACGTCTTTCAAAGGCGTTTGGATTGCTATTGTTATTTCGTTTGCTTCAACAATTGGAGGCGGAATCTGGGCGGCCTCTCAGTTTTTCGCACAACTAAATGACCAAAGCGAAGCTGTCATTGCCGCTACTGCCCAAGCTGACGCACTGGCAACACGCTTTAATGATCTGCGAGACATGAATGCTATTCGCCTACAAGACATGGATAAGAAGCTATCTAACATGGAGCAGGCTTTAGCAACGGCTGACGTTGACCAGCTACAAGGTAAGTTAGCGGAGTTAGGCGCTACGCTTGTTCAAATCATGGATGCCCAGAAAGAGCTGTTAGATATTCGAGATCGTATTGCATCGGTAGAAAAGACAGCTAGTGAGTCAGAGCTAAAGGTTGAGGCAAAACTTGAAAGCCTTGAAACGTTAGATAAAAGACTTAAGAGCTTTGAGATTGATATGAACGATTTATGGATGGCTATAGATGCAACTAGCCCACTTGGAGGTGGCTAATGAATACCGCTGAAGAAGCCTTAAAGCAGATTGAGATTCATCAAGCAGAATGCGAGATACTTCGTAAGTCTATTGATGACCGTTTGGATCGTATTGAGAAGCGGCTTGATGATGGCGGTGATCGTTTTAGTAGGCTTGAGCGATTAATTTTTGGAAACAGTATTTTGATTGTTGGCGTACTTAAAGGTGTTGAGTACTTAGGATGATTCAATCGTTAATTGGCCCAGTTGTATCTTTAGTCTCTGGTCATTTTGAAAGAAAGGCCGAAGAAAAAAAGGCTGTGCATCAAGCAAAGATGACGGCTATACAGCAGGATGCTAATTGGGAAAACATACATGCAAGCAACTCAGCTAATTCATGGAAAGATGAGTGGTTTACGATTTTGTTTTCTGTGCCATGTATTTTGGCTTTTTTTCCAAGCATGGTGCCTGTCGTAATGGAAGGGTTTCAGGTGTTAGATCAGATGCCTGAGTGGTATAAAGGATTCTTAGGCGCGGCTGTTGCCGCATCGTTTGGCCTGCGCGGTCTGGCTAACTGGAAGAAATAGATATGGCATATCATGTAGGCGATAAGACATTTGACACTATCCAAGAGGCTCGTGCTTACGATTATGAGACAAATGGAACTATAGATAATGTAAGAGCTGGCCCTGCGCCAGGAATGCTAACTGTTACTACAACCGAAGAAGAACAAGTAGGTCAACAGTCTGATATTGACAACATTATTGTAGACACACAGCCTGTTCCTAAAAAAATGACCTTTACGTTTGTTGAAGGCAAAGAGCGTGGTGATGCGGCACAAAACTATCTTTATGGGCAAGAAGGTGAAGTACAGCAGTTAACTGTAGATGAGCTACGTGATTACTTTGAAAGCGACAAGGTAAACAGACTTCCAGAAGTATTTGGTACGTTTGACAACTACCTTGCTTACATGACTGAACGTGAGCAACTTATTCAATCTGGTGACTACGATGTAGGTGACTGGTCAGAGGCTGACACTGGGTTTACGCAAGACCAAGAAATGATTCTTGAGGGTGATGCTGATCTTACCATTGACCCTAGCGATCCCGGTCAGAACCTAGAAAACTTACGTAGACAACAAATCAGCACACAGCAAGGTGCCTATAACAACTGGATTAACTCTGACCCTAACCAAGCACTACTACAAAAGTATGGCGTTAACCCCACTGTATACAGTAACTCTGGCGACAAATTTCAGTGGAATGGCTCTGCGTATGTAAAGACCCAAAACGAAGATCACGCTGGTTTTGTTGATTATGTAAAAGCAGGAATGATGGTTGCTTTAGGGGTTGCAACAGGCGGCGCATTATCTACTGCAGGTCTTGGGTCTATATCATCTTCTGTATTAAGCAGTGCAATTACTCAAGCTGTAAGCACAGGCTCAATTGATCCCAATCAACTATTAACAGCCGCCGCAACAGCAGGAATAGGTCAAGCGTTAAACGAAGTTGTTGGCCCTGCTTTACAAGAGGCAATGCCTGGAGTTGATCTTTCCGAAATAACCGGCATTGAGGTTGTTGATGACGCATTAAAAGCAATGGCTAACAGTGCAGTTCAGCAAGGATTAGTTAACGGCGAAGTAGATATAAACCAAGTTTTTACTGCGGGTTTGTTTACTACGCTCGATGATGTTGTTGATTTCTTCTTTAATCCAAACGTATCTGAAGAAGAAGCCAGGGCATTGTGGGATAACCCCATGATGAGAGAGCAGGCGGCAGATCTTAATGCGCAGTTAGAAGATCAGTTTGACACAACAGTAAGTGGTTTAATTAATGCAATGGATGCAGATACGGCATCGTACTTTGCAAACCTTACTTCTGATTTAAATGAACAGCTAACAGATGAAGGCGCTTGGGGTATTACTACAGACTTTGGTCTTCCTGATACCCCTACAGCATCTCAATATGTAGAAGAGTCATTGCGTGGGACTTCTTTAGATCCAGCCACTTACGACAATCTTACTGATGATGCCGCTCGACGTTACATGGAGCAAGCTGGTTTTTCTGATGATGAAATTAATACTTATCTAGAATTTAGACAGCCCCCTGAAGTAGCTAATGGCCTTCTTGAGTGGGGCAATACGGGGATGATGGCCGACCCAGATCAAGACTTTAGTATTAATGTTCGTCGCGGCGAAAATGGAAACGAGTACTTTATTGTTCGCAACAATGGCGATTACAAAGCTATTAGCGAAGCAGATGCTCAAGCTCTTATGGCATTTGAAGATGCTAACGACTGGGATGGCTTTACCAGATACATGGAAGAGAAGGGTATTTCTAGTGGTGGAATTGTTTTTGGCGGCTTTACTGAAGAAGGAAGACCAATCCTTACTGGAGTAGAAACAGAAGACTGGTTAACTTCGACAGATAGCCAGCCAAGGCTTGTGGACGTTGAGTTTGTTGACTCTCCATTTGAAAGCACTATTCCTGAGCCTGAGGTTCCAGAGCAAGACGTTCCAGAGCCTATAGAGCCTGTAGAGCCCCCTGTTGTTGAGCCGCCGCCCGAGCCTGAGCCAGAGCCTGAGCCAGAGCCTGAGCCTGTAGATCAAGACCAAACATCTGGAGAGGCTGGCACTGCATCACCATCGCCAGATCCTACGCGTCAAGATCAGCCTAGCTTTACTCCTGCACCTGCCCCGGCACCACAACCTGCTCCTCAGCCTGCGCCTCAGCCTGCTCCTGCACCGGCTCCGTCACCGCAGGACGAAGCGCCGATTACAACGGGACTGTTTGGAGAATATTTCCCTCCAGCTCCCGCGCCTGCGCCTGCACCTGCGCCTGCCACGGCTCCTTCAGGACGGCAATATCATGTAGATGACCAAACATTTAATAATATACAAGATGCTAGGCAGTTTGCTTATGACCGTTACGGAAACATAGATAACGTAAGATCCGGCCCTGCGCCAGCCTCGGCACCTGCGTCAGCTACTTCAGCGGCACCTGCGGCGGCTCCAGTTTCAGCTCCTGCAACAGAAACAGATCCTGTATCTGGTAGCGGTATGGGCGTTCCAGCAAGCCAGCCTTCGGTAACAGCGCAAGATGTAGAAAATATTCTTGAGCGTGCCTTAGAAAACATTCCAGAAGGCATGACCCCTGAGCAGGTTCGCCAAGTTATTAATGAGGCTATTGGGAACATTGAATTCCCAGAGGGAGTTACTCCCAGTGAAGTTAACGGCATTGTTGAGCAAGCAATTAACAGCATTCAACTTCCTGAAGGCTTAACACCTGAAGATGTTGAAGGAATTATTCAGAACGCTGGCTTTGCAACTACGCAAGATATAAATCAAATTCAAGAAGGTTTAAGAGAAGCTTTAGCGGCACAAGCCGCAGGTCAAGCTCGTCAATTAACAGAAGCCGAAGCCAGACTTTTAGAGCAAATTACAGGAGTGGGAGCGAATACATTACAGCAGTTATCTGCAGTAGAAGGTGCGCTTAATACTCAACTTAGTCAGTTAGGCACCAGTATTAGCAATATTGGGTCTGGGCTAGAGTCATCTATTGCTGGTATTGCTAGAAGCCAAGCGCAAGCAACTGAACAGCGTCGAAACCTACAAGAGGCTATTATTGGCGCTCAGGGCAATATTGAAGCGCTAGATGCTAACACCCGTCAGCAGTTCGAGGAGTTTGGCGGTACTGTTAATGAGCTATTCTCTGACGTAAATGTTGATATTGAGGCATTGCAGGCTGGTCAAATTAGCCAAGCAGAGGCACAGCAAGCGTTCCAGCAAAGCACTCAAGAGCGGCTTGGCGAGCTTGGCGGACAGATCGGGGATATAGGCACTCAAATTGGCGGTTTAGCATCAGATGTTAGCGGCATTGGTCGCGGCCTTGAGGGTCTTGGAACAGGCATTGCTGGTATTGGAGAAGGCTTGGGTGCTGGACTTTTAGGTCTTGCGGCACAACAAGCTATGTTGCCTGCACAGTTTGCCGCAGTTCAAGCAATTGATCCTGTTGAATTTGAGAAGTTCCAGCGTGGTTTAACTCGACGCAAAATAGCTGACCCGTTACGAATTGGCATGTTTACTGGAGGCGCTAGAAGCGTAGGCTAATGACATATCTAGACTTAATGAATAGCGTACTTCGCCGTCTTCGTGAGGAAGAAGTAACTGCTGTTACTAACTCGACTTACTCAAAGATGGTCGGTGATTTTATTAACGATGCAAAGACATTGGTTAGTCAGGCGACTGACTGGTCTGCGCTACGTGAAACGATCACGATAACCACTGCGGCATCGGACAATACTTATTCACTAACTAACTCCGGTGACAATGTGAAGGTCATGTCAGTACTGAACGACACTCAGAACTGCTTTATGGAATACCAAACTAAAGATTGGTTTAACGATGCTTTATACATTGCTAACGCAGTAGAAGGCGCTCCAAAGTACTTTACGTACAACGGGCTAGACAGCAACGGCGATACTCAAGTCTTGGTTGGCCCTACGCCAGATGGCGTGTACAGCTTGCGGTTTGATGTCGTTAAACGTCAGGGCGACCTAACAACTAACACTGATAAACTACTGATTCCTTCAGCGCCTGTTATTCATTTAGCGGTAGCACTGCTTGCTCGTGAGCGTGGTGAGACAGGCGGCACATCTACAGCCGAATACTTCACGATAGCTAACCAGTACCTGTCAGATGCCGTAGCAATTGATGCGGCTAAACATCCAGAAGAAATGGTATTTAGGGCGGTCTAATATGGCTCAACAACTGCAAAGTATTAATCTTGTAGCTCCGGCCTTTAAAGGTGTTAACACCGAAGATTCGCCGTTAGCACAGGATCCGTCTTTTGCTGAGATTGCAGACAATGCTGTAATCGACAAGCGAGGACGTATTGCCGCACGTAAAGGCCATAGCGTCATTACGACTACTAAGACTGTACTTGGCTCAGAGTCTATCCGTGCAATCAAAGAGTTTAGAGATGACGGTGGTAACACTAAGATTTTCTCTGTTGGTAACAACAAGATTATTAGCGGTACGACTACCTTAGTTGATGAGACCCCTGCTAGTTACACAATTACTGCTGATAACTGGAAGATGGTTAACTTCAACGATAACATCTATTTCTTCCAGCGCGGCTATGAACCTCTGGTCTATGACAATGCTGGTGGCTCAGTAATCAAGTTGAGTACCGTGTCAGGTGCCGCAGGTGTAGCCAGTGCCATGTACGGCAACGAAGTTTTAGCGGCCTATGGTCGGCTCTGGACGG